AGGCTACGACGTAGCCAATGACGGCTCCGATCAATGCCGATGCAAACATCGTTGTCTCTGGAGGTAGGCCAGATTTGCCTGACCTCAGCATTGCAATCGCAATCATCGCGCATGTTCCTGATCCCATCGCTGCTATTAAAATCACCCACCACATTATCACATCTTTCTATGCTATCTGTTTGCGGGCTCCTGGACCTGATTTCAGTGGTCGGCTCAGATTAATCCGACCTCCTGCTTCTTGACCTTTTCCCAGTGCATTACCGTCTGCGCTAATTCCACGACTTGAACTCATTTTCAGTCTGAGGCTTGGTAACATCTCTTTGATACCAGCCTCAACAACTGCTTGTTTCTTAAAGACAAGGTCTGTCCCTGTGCTGTCTGTTACGACCTCACGGAGTGACATCAAGTCATTGAGTTTCTTATTAACCACTGTGGAAATACCCAACATGAAGGACCAATACTCTGTATGACGAGAGATACCAGGACGCTTTGGATTGGTGCTCAGGAAGTCTTTCCACTCTCGGTTCATGGTGTCATGCACCAGCTTGAGCAGGAACTCATACATCTCTACATCAGCGTTGAAACCGAAGCCATTGGAAGCTGTCTGTGTTGGGCTCCACCAAGTGATAACGCCGCAGAATTCACCAATAGTCTTGCTGCACCATTTCGCGCACGGGTGTTGAGTTTTGATACCATACTTGAATTCACCAGAACGCATGTCGCGCTTGGCTTCTGCCAAATCGAGGTCTTTCTCGGAGAGGTTGTGCTCTTCCATCAAGGCATCTGCTTTAATGAGAGCAGCCAACGCCTCGCCTTCTGTTGCTCCCCTATCGGGGATCATCGCACGCAACTTCAAGATCTTTTCTTTGATTTTGTTCAGGTCAGCCATTTGTTTCACCCTTGGTTAAATTAACACATGACCACAATAAACCATGACGCACTAAAAGAAAACAATTACTTGTCGTGCTCTTTGTGCACGCGTATGTATAATGTCTGACTAATACTCATTGATAGGATTGCCAGTCTCTGGTTCACAGATATAAACTCCAAACCATTCCGATCCATCTTTGATGTCTAAGGGTTTTCCATGACCAGAGTTTTGATAGACCCAATCAAAGAAACGAGGATCTCGAATCCACTCATAACGAAAAGTGAATTCGGTGCGTTGTTCTTTGTTGAATATAGACCAACGCTCTTTCGCGGCCATGGGAACTTTCGCCCCCATGGCCTTACGACACTTGTCCCGAAGGATTTCGTGAGTTATCACCGGCTTCCACCCAAGAGCATTTCCGCTCCGACAAACCACGAGGTGCTGTTGCCCTGCAATGACTGCGAAACTTTGGCATAGACTGACACGCGGTCGCTGATCCCGTATCGGACGCCAAGGGATATCGCTTCAAAGCTATCCCCACCTTGAATGATACCACCGATACCACCACCGAGCGACCAGTCACCTTCACCGGGCGTTCGAATTTCCAAGCCGCCGAGTGCAGTGCTTGCTGCAAGACTATGACCATACCGATCCATCATCCGGTCTAAGCTGTCTTGTGGGAACACAGCGTCAGCACCGTCCCTGCCATTGGTACCGTCAGCACCGTCAGCACCGTCCCTGCCATTGGTACCGTCAGCACCGTCCCGTGCTTGGAGGCCAGTGATCACGACGTCTCGGCGGCTGATGTCGCCGTCTGCACCTGGAATCATGTCTTCCGTGTGTAAAGTCAGCGTGCCAGTCGTGGGGTCATACGCGCCAGACACAAGGCGCTGATCTTCGTTGTCCAGCTCGCGCAAGATGCGTGTGAGGTTAGGCGTGGTGCGATATTGGGCGTTATTCTCCCAACGGTTAAGCTGACACCCGGCATTGCATCCTTGAGCGAATGCGGGCGCGGCCAATAGAGCCAGAGCGGTGGTCGTCATGAGTAGAATCTTTTTCATTGGTATCTCCGTATATGCCCGTTGTGGGCGGTTATTTTTCATCACAGTCGATTGCCATTCAGCTGAAGTAATCTACCTCCGTTACATAGATTGATGACTTGCCAGTTTTCAATCTGACTTTGTCACCAGTCTTAAATGGTGGATTACCAATCATTGCTGCTCCACCTTTTGGATAACTTTCTTCAAAATAGTGTCTCCTGTTTTGGTTCTATATCATCTGTGTCTCTGAAGCCCAAGAATACTGGGAACCTTGGTGCGTCTTTGACGCCGACTTCAAAGTATTTGAACTTGACCGTGCTACCGATCAAGGTATGTCGATTTCGCCAGAGTTCTTGCCTTTGTTGGGCATCGAATCCTGTGCCGACTCGGACAACTCCACTCGGCCATTTTTGGTCGTCAATTTTCAGTTCTAAAGCACCGAGTCTGTCTTTGCCGATAAGGTTGTCTTTGTGTCCTGATCTTTCTGTTTGACCAAGTAAACCAACTGTTGCTGGATTGGAGTTGTGGAGTTCTTCATGAACTGCGACAACAACACCTTCCATATCAGAAAACCGTTTCATCTTGATAAGCTGGCCTTTGATAGGTGTTCCACGACCTTGCTTGTAGAGAGCATCCCTGCGGCGCAATATTATACCTTCGTGACCTTCTTCCAACCGATTGGTCTCATACTCTTCAAGCATCGACATATCAGACAACAAAGCATTTGGCACAAGTTGGATCCACTCTGGCCATTCTGACATACGATCCAACAGGAGACCATACCTATCGTCAAAAGGCATGAATGGCTCGTTCCATACATCAAACACTTGGATGGTCGCATGGGCGATATCAACGTTATCGAAAGACATTACAGCAGAACTTGTTCTTCGGTAACAATCTTCTGCAGTTGCATCTCCAACGATTATCTCGGCATCCAGACCAATTAATCCAGGAGTATTCCTCACCAGACTTTGTATCTCAATATTCCGAACAGGTTTCAGGCTGCGAGTGTAGAGGTATCCATCGTCGGCCACAATGACCCGTATCCCATCCAGCTTGGGTTGCGCCCAATAAGGGAACATGGTCTCGTTGCGTTCGCACCATTTACTTGCCAGCATGGGTTTCATAATGGTATCCACTCCATCCATCCAGCAAACTTATAAAATCCATAGATACCCAAGCCAAGAAAGAAACCTTCTACGAACTTGTCAGCTATGATTCGAACTTTTTGTCCAATCCAATACATTATCCGAACGTTGCCTCTATAGCTTGCAGGAGAGATGTTTCCTCTTCAGGGGTGAGATCGAGGGTTTCAAACATTGTTTTATATTCATTATCAGACTGTCCTCCATTCACAATCCGATAAGCTTCATCGGTCAAAATCGGCTTCTCAAAAACCAACAGGCTGCTCTCGAAACAGCAGTGTTTTGTCACTGACCAAGGTATCATGTGAACTTTAGTTGGTTTCGACATTTATTTCTCCTAAGGTTATCACGATCCTAACGTCACGCGTAGGCCCGCAATTTTTAGTAACTGGCCCCAAATTAACCCGCGAGGGCGCACTTGACCACCGTTACTTATCCAACCGCCCTGCTTACTGTTCCAGCCTATCCGGAGGCGTCCGGAGAGCGTCCAGGAGGCGCTTGGACGTGTTGCCTACACGGTAGGGCAGGGCGGCGCATCCAGCACCCTCTGAGCGCCCTTAAAATGGCTCGTTATTAGGCTGGTCCATGTCTAATTGCGCTGGTTCTTCCCATGCTACCTTTCCATGGCTCAACTCCCATGCTTCTCTGCATTGGTCCAATGTTCCGAAATCATAAAACATGGCGCGGCGAGACTCTCGTCGAGAACTACCATATCCATCATCCACATCGAAATTTGCTCGTCGACGAACTTTAGTCAAGTGTGGACACATCCTGGATAGAAATCGACCCAAAGAAGTTTCATTGCCACGTCGATTCATCCTCCAGAGTTCCATGTATCTGACGAAATCAGCAGTGACGTGTTCTGTTTGGGCATATCGTTCCCATTCTGAGTCTCCCTCAAAGACACGTCCATCCTGCATTTTGCGGAACCACCATTCTTCATTGTAATCCATAGACAACAGCTTCTGTTCTTGAAGCGCATCAGTCTGTGGCACGTTGCGGACCTGATACTGTGAAATATCTATGGATTGTAGATGGAACAGCAGTGCTTCGTAACCACCATCCTCCATTTGTTTGTTGAGAGCACCAAAGAACTTTGCATTCTGTTTCTTACCTTCACCCATTTGAAGCATGAAATATCTCCGTTCATCTCCGGTCGCACGGATAACGTGTGCGTCATTAGATGCCATGATCATATGAATGAAGTTGGGTGTATCTTCTACGTCGTAGCCTTTCTTCTCAATGTTTAGTGTGTCTTCAGTGACAATCCTTTTTAGAACACTTTCGTGTTGCTTGTCCCCAGCAAAGAATGCTTCATCTGCAAAGAGACATACACAATCTTGCAAGTGAGCATTAAAGTTGCCGACTAGGTGTTTCGCGTTGGCAATGTGCATGAAGTGTCGCCCAAACAAGCGACCAAATGTCCTCGCGAACCAGCCCTTACCTGTCCCCTTACCACCTTGCAAAACGATTGAGACCTCACCTGCAGATGCAGGCTGCTGAACAGCCCTCGCTAACCATTGAATAAGATAGCTGTAATGTTCTTCATTGTTATTGCAGACGTTTTCCTTGATGTGTTGTAGATACAGACTACAGTCTCCAGGGACAGCATCGTAAGCAAATCCACGCCATAGGTTGTAGACACCGTCTTTCTCAATCAAAGGCATGAACCGCATCGTGTCATACTGTCTACGCATGGGATGGTTGAGCCAATACTTACCGAGCGGCTCGGTCACCTCTGCACCTTCTTTGGTTGAGCCTACCTTGACACGTTTGTTCATGTATCGTTGACTGATACTTTCAAAGCTGGACATCGTCAACTTGGTTCTGTTGAACGTCTGTCCATTGTGCAGCTTGAGGTGATCATCTATCTCCTCGATGACAGCACACTTTCCGCCAATGTTACCGATCACTGCGTGTCGGTCATTCATCATAAGTAGGTTTGGGTCTTCACTGTATTGCTTGGCTCGTGAGATTTGTCTACGAGCATAGCGATCTGAACCAGACTTGAGTTCTAACACTGACTGTGAGATAAGCCAGTCTGGGTCAGTTAGAATTGAATAGATTATAGCATCGGGAACATTGCAGCGAGCCAAACCACAGACACAATCAAACACCCAAGAGGATCGAGAGTTATCGTGCGATTTTGGTTGGTCAGGATGGTGTCCTTGGGCTATGATAATCTTCACTCTGTCTGGCACTGACCACTCGTCCAGCTCATTAAGATCTTGGATGCGTTCTATGTTACCGACATCAATATCAACGTCGCTTACCTTACCACCGTCCATCATCGAGCCAGAGGATTGGACACCAGCGGCTTTCTTGAAATCTGAAATATCATAGACACGTGTTGGATCATGATCAAGAAGCTTAGTCTCTATTTCAACGCGGCCTTTCTTGCGCTTTTGTGGGTTGGGAATATTGATAGTTCCGGGAAGGCGAGCAATCCTATCTACGTTAAAACAATGGTCGCCTCCGAACACCTGCTCCAGCCGTTTATTGTAGAGTTCGAAGTCCTCCCATTTATGCTCGGATCCTTGTATTGAGAACGGTTCTTTGAGTTTCCAGAACCCCCAGTAACCATTGCCAGAGAACACGATCATCGTCGGCTTAGGAATACCTTTCGGCAAATTAGTTGTCAACTGCGAAAGCATCAATGATCGGTCGTTCTCGAGACCTTCTGCATCGACAGCATCGCTATCAATATCAACGTGTAACCAAAGACCATTCTCAATGTCTGTCTTACTTGGCTTTGATGCAATATCCATCCGCGGTTCATTGACCAGAAAATAAATGTTACGAACACCATTCTCTTGATCAATGAATGTATATGCCGATTGCTCATCTGAAAATGTCCTGAAAGTGACCTGCTTGCGGTCAGGTGCGATTGCACCCAACGTCCACGGTCCTCCAGGCTTAAACAGTTTTAGAAAGTCTACTGATTTCGTGCTATTGCCCTTCATTCTGCCCAATACCTTACTAGAGTTTCAGGATTTACTTTACCCTGTTCCATGAGATTATACCAATATCGTGAGATACCAGCATGTTCCGCACACATTGGGATAGTCCAACCAGAACGGCGTCGCAACAGGAAACAGATTTCATATGTTTCTATCTCACCTAGTGCTGGCATCTCAGTCAATCTGCATTTTGTATCTTGTCGTTCAACTGCTTTGTATGAACGCACACTCATTGCCAAGAACGAGGCAGCTTCTGGCTGCGTAAGTCCATGACGCCGACGCCATATCAGTAGGTGTTCTGAAAGGCAGAGTTCTTTCGCAGTAATATCAACCAGTCGCAGAGTTCCTTCTGAGGTAGTGATTTCTCGAAAACTTTCATCGCCCAATGGTGCATCTGAGGTCGTGTCATATTGTCCCAAAGATTATTCTCCTTAATAGTTCTTCCAGAGAAAAAGAACCATGATGTGCTGACTTTGGCGCAAACCAGAGCGACACCACCAGCTCGTTCTCTGCGATATAGCCAGACTTGCTGTTCTTTGCTCAAAGCATGGTCGAATTTTACTGGGTTCTTGTCGCATCCCTTGGGCCACGCTTTCATTGATTTACATTCAATCCATCCCCCAATGTAATTCACATCGGGGATACCGATACCAGTCATAGGAGACTCAATCGAACAGGCGTCCAACGTGGACAACCGTTTGACCAAAGTCCCTTTCATACTATTTTCTGACATAGAGTCTCCAAGTGCTGGGGTTGGCTTTTAGCCTACCTTAGCACCAAGTCAGAGGCAAGTCTAACTTGTCTCAATAATAGGCTTGACAGGTCCACGTTTTTGGTCCTGATATTTCCCTTCATAGCCAACAGTTTTACTGTCTACAAAATGAAAGATTACCTGAGCGATAGGCATTCCACGTTTTATGTAAAGTGGATTTACACCGTGGTTCGTCAACTCGAGTGTGAGCCAGCCTTGCCATCCGGGTTCAATGACTGTGTTCTGACAAGCGAGCCCAAGACGAGCCCAAGTGGATTTGTCGTGGACGATAGCCATAACGTCGTTTGGCATGACAAATCGTTCAATTGTGCTCGCCAATAGGAACTGACCAGGAAGGAGTTGAACTGCGTCCTGGATACCTTCTTCGTCGAACTCCACCCTGACATCGTAGCCTGCTGGCCCGCAGCCGAAGGTGAGACCTTCGTGTCGTGTCCGACCATAGAAAGGATGCATGATTTGAAGTTGTTGGATTGTCTTACCACTGAGTATCATACCAGACCCTTCTCAATAGCGACACGCTCTAGCACGGTGACTACCCAGTCGCGCTGGTCCCACTCATGCTGAGACTTAGGGATCCAAATCAAGTCTACTTGATCTTCTGAGAATTTGAACCCTCTTGCCAATTCTGTTTCCGCATGTAGAGTTGCGTCCAGGTCTACAACTTTATCCATCTTCTTACCTTTCATATGTTGCGAGAGTCTGCCACAGACCATCGTTGTCGAGTTTTGGTGGAACCTTGGTGGTGAAGCCCTGCGCCTGCATCATGTCGTCCAGGTTTTGTGCTTTTCTCAGACCAAAGCCGCTGATGTGCATCTCCAGAGCAACCTGTCGCAAGTCTGGATTGTGAGCGATCAACTCTTCCATGAACTCATACTCAGCACCTTCGCAGTCGACCTTAGCAACCTCGATAATCGGGTGGTTTTCTTTCAGTTGGGCCACCGACATCAACTTGATTGGACTTTCCACACGGCCTCGACGAGACGTAGTGCTGGAGTTTCCTGGGTTCTTGCCAGACTTCGCCAGATACAGAACATCGTCACCGTCCTTCGTTGAGTGAAGGCCAGCATTGTGTAGAGTATAAGGCTCCTCTGGAAGCTGAGTTCCATAGGGGCTGGTGTTGAGATCAAGCATCGCGAAGTTATTCACTTCCGGCTCTAGAGCAATGACATGCAGAGGCTTCCGCTGCAAGGCCCAGCAGGTGAACGCGCCGATGTTCGCGCCGATGTCAAGAACGATACGACCTTCTACGTCGAGTTGACCATAGCTGCGGTTGATCTCACGCATAACGTAATGATCATAGGTATCTTTTCTTCCTATCATAGGATGAGAGAAACCTTTTGCGAGCATATTATAGGTCTCTCGCTCTTCGAACTCACCTTCTACCAGCACACCATATTTCATCTGTATCTCCATTTCAGTTTGTAACTCATAAGAGCAATTTCGGGAGTATTCCCTGTTCCGTAACAATGTGGTGCCTCTGGATCTATTGACCAAGCAGTGAACCCACCATTCAGTTCTTCATATATCTTTGGCATTTTCATTTCAGGTTTAATCAACACCTTTGATCTCCCCCCAATTCTTCCCGACTTCAGTGTCAACACGAAATGGAACGTATAGCTTCCCAGGATACGCATCTTTGATGCAGTCTCTCATGATATCACCAACAGCTTTTGCTTCTGCGACATCGCCATAACTACCATCTGTTTCATCATGAACCTGTAGCTGTAAGTAGTGACCAGCCCTATCAATCTCACAGATAGCCAGTTTGGTTTGATCTGCAGACGAACCTTGGATGATCCTGTTCAGTGCTTTGTGAGTGTAGTCAAACGTCCCGTCTTGGCGGAGTTCAAAGTTGAGACGTCGCCCAAGAATGGTGGTAACATAGCCGCGACCTTCG